ATGGTGTTTTAAGGCGACCAGCGCCCCTACTTAAAATTGGCAGGTCTGGCAGGAATCGCACCCGCTATTCTCTTGGTTCGAAGCCAAGCATGATTCTATTATCACCACAGACCCATATTTCAAAAATCATCACTTGCACCACATGTGCAAAAATACCAGCTCTTACCACATTCCTTACATTCGTCCTTATCTTCTTCTTGTTCTTCCAACCACTTTTCGTAGTATCCATCTTTTCCATATGTTACATCACCGTAACACATTGAACAACTATTACCTTGTCCTTCTGGAATTGGCAAGCCACAACTTGTACAATAAGTCATAATGTTTAAATCTGGTACACCACCGGGGAGTCGAACCCCGAACTTCGCCTTCGCAGGGCAATATGATATCCATTTCACCAGCAGTGCATTTGGTAGCAAATAAGAGAGTCGAACTCTTGTCTTGTCGTTATGAGCAACTTATTCTACCGTTGAACTAATCTGCCATTCATTTATAACTATACACCATTTTTGTAATCCGTCAACAAAAAACTACGAAATTTTCTAAATTCTTCCTCAACAAATATATTGTTCTCTCTTCCAAGGTCTTTAATAACATATGGAACATACCCAGCTTTTATAATTTCATTCAACTTTATTTTATCTCTATTCTGAACTTGTGTTACTGAATGTTTTTGTTTTATTTTATCATAATGCCATTTGCCGTTCCATAAAATAGCAATCTTTTCATTAGGCAAAACAACATCAGCATCCCACCCATTAAATATCGGTTCGTTTACCATAACATTAGAAAAATTCTCATCACATAATTTAGAAAAATATATCTCATTTTTACTTCTTCTATTTTCTTTTTGTATATTAATCGAATTTCTACCACCAACACTTATTCTCATTTTTTTACATTCTTCACCACAACATTTTTCGTATCTCGTCGGTGTAAATTCTTTTTTACAAAAATTGCAAATTCTTTTTTTGGGTATTCTAATTTTATTTTTCCAAATATTTTTAGATATTATAGATGTTTTTATCGGGTCTACGAATGACCCAGAATATTTTGCCGAACACGTAGATGAACAGCATTTCCTAGCATCTACAGAAGTAGTAGAGTCAAATTCTTTATTACAAAACAAACATATTTTTTTAATAGGTTTTACATTTATATCCTTAATAAAGCATGACTTATTACAATAAAAATTTCTCAAATTATCTTTTTTCTTTAAGTAATTGTATCGATTCAGTGGAGTATAAAATTCATCACCACAACATTTACATATCAATTTAACTTGTGTCATACCTATAAATAGGTATTATATAACCGAAACGGCCAATTTTATTTACCTTAAACGGCAAGCCTCTTTTAATATTCTTCATCATCTGGATATGTTAATCTAAAAAGCCAACTTAGCAATATTGATATTATTGCTAAAGTTGATAACATTCCCAAAAATTGTAATAGTGGAGTATAATGTATAATGAGAATGTAGAGATTTTCAATCATTGTTTATAATGACCACCGCTTCTTATTATAGCATATTCTAGTTTTACTCGTTTTAAGTTTTTCTTAATATCGGGCAAAGATTCGGTGGTACCCATTTTAATTGATTGTGCTAATGTATTGAGAACATATTCTGCGTCTAAGTGACTATTAATACCACCTTTATAAAATCTAGCTCCATCAGATACTATATTTTTTACTTCTTTATTTGTACAAGAAACCCCATTTATTACTTTCCACAAAGGTTTGGCTGAAATATAATTTGTTTTGGTATTAGCTAAATCATCTATAGCATCAGCATATTGCAAGAAATAACTTTTTTCTTCTGGATATTTTTGTATTCTTTTTGCTACATCTATAGGAACCGTGGCTTTTGTACCCACGGCGGTATCACTAGCCGAATTAGATATTGTGACTTCATTTAATTCTGGAGTAGCACACCCAATTAAAAATAAAGGAAGAATGATTATTAAAAATCTCATAATCATTGACTTATAACACCAATTTATAAAATGGCAAGTTTTTACATTTTTATTGGACTGGGAGGATTAACTACTATTATCGAAGGTTGAGCAGGGACTAATGTTGATATAGCGGCATCTATTTCATCATCGGTAATGGAGTCACCGATTACATCGGTAGAAGAAACAACAGAAGTATTAACTAATATATCATTAACTGGTTGATTATTATTCATTAAAGATTGAATGATGTCCCATCGGTGTTGTTTTACCCATTCATCGGCATTTGATAAAACATTATTTGCCCATTGCCATCTTTCTTGATGACTTTGAGTATTGACATCTTCATTTAATATTATATTTGCTTGCATTATCGCCGATATTGCGGCGGATTTCCATATTAAAGAGTCATCAGCGTGAAGTAAATTATACTGTGTTATGTATCCGAGTTCATTCATATGTTTATTTGTTTTTCTATATATTGCCTTAAGTTATATGAGTTAGCCCATTGAATATGTCCATACCAACTCACCAACGATTTATACAATTTGTCGTAGTTCTTATTATATAAATATGATTGTATTTTTCGTTTGCATCTTATAACTGAGGATTTTCTGATGAGGGTATAAGTTCTAAATATTCTATAACCGACGAAATTTAATCCTTTTTTAATGTTTTCGATATACCACTTTGAGAATTCTAAATGTAATTTATTTTTTACGAACTGCGTTATTTTTTGGAGTAGTGATTTAAGGTATGATTTGTCAGTGGATAAAATTATAGTATCATCCATATATCTTACATAATATTTTACCAGCAACGATTGTTTTACATATCTGTCGAAGATGGTTCCATATACATTGGCGAATAATTGACTTGTTAGATTACCGATGGGGAGTCCACTGCCTGATAATGGTATTATTTGGTTTAACAACCACAATATATGTTTATCTTTTATTTTTCGGTTTATTTCTTTGTAAAGGATAGTTCTGTTTATGGATGGAAAGAACTTTCTAAAGTCCATTTTTAGGAAGAATAGAGGTTTATTTTTAGTCACCGCTTGTATTATCTTCCTTGCTTTCATCATACATCTATGAGTTCCTTTACCTTTTCTACAAGCATAACTACAAGAAAACATATACTTGTCAAATAGAGGTTCTATGATATTACATAGAGCGTGTTGGACTACTCTATCCTTGAATGGCAATGCGGAAATTTTTCTTTCTTTTGGATAGTATATTGTAAAGTTTTTATACTCACCTATTTTATAAGTTTTCTCTAAAATCTCTTTTTTGATTTGTTGTAAATTATATTCTAACCGTTCCTTGAATATCAATACATCTCTTTTATACCGTTTATTTTTTCTTGCTTGTTTATATGCTTTTCGTAAGTTATCGTCATCTATCACCAAATGCATTAGATTTTTATATTTCAACCCCATAAATAAAATAAAATTGCGGTGAAATTTGAGTTTAACCTCTACTATTCACCGCAATCGCCTGTTGTTTATTTGCTTACCGCAGGATAAAATTGTGCTGACCATTTGTTGTTATTTTTCAAACATAAGTGTTGGTCTTGTCTATACAACCGTAATCATATAGATACAAAAAATCCAAAATACATTACCGTCACAAAACGACCACGCAACCCAATATTGTTGTTGTTATTCCAAACATAATTATTCCAATTAGAATTACGAGAGCCAGCATTAGTACCATTGTTCCAATTGCCGCCGTTTTTTACACAACTACCCCATCACGATTTCATTGAATTTATCCATTCCTTCAACATATTTTCAACTTCACATAAATGCAAACTTGCTACTTTATGTTGATTATTACTCATAAGTTTTCGGTTTGGATGAACAAGAAACCGTAAATAAAACCTTAACAGAGCCAACCCAGCATCCGCTAAGTAAAGTTTTGATATTTGATTAGATTTACCTGCTTGTACAAGTAACTCAACTTGGTTAAATATACATTCGGTCATCTTATTTCTTAAAGTTACATGTCCTCCTTTTGGTATATTTACACAAACAGGATAAATATAATTCACAAACTCTTCATATTTTTCAATAATCTCAAGTTGTTTAATATTCTCTTCCATAAATACAAAGTTAGTGTTGTTCCTCTCACTCCGCTTCCGCTCCGTTACGGAACAACAAGATGGTTACAACGACCACGCAACCCAATATAGCTGTTGCTA